TTTAGCCTTTATCTTGGCAGCGGTGCTACGCTCCACAGCCTCAATAAGCTCATCATGCTTTGCAATCTGTGCCTCCAGTGCTGCATTTTCCTCCAGTATGGCCACTTTATGCTCCTCGCAGAGCTGGTTTACTTTGGAGAGTGCGTCCTTGTACTCCTTGGAGCTACTGGAGCTGTTTTTGAGGATAGAGAACCACAGGTTCATCTTGCTGTAACTATCGGCCACAGCATCGTTAAATTCGCCCTGTATTTTGGTTGTTTCCTCCTCCTCTTGGCCAAACATCATCAGCACGCTTATAAGCGTTGTGGCTGCTGTAATTATGGCCGTAATAGGGTTGGCTATCATGGTTGCCCACAAAGCCTTTAATTTGGCTGTAAGGAAAGTGGTAGCGGTGCTTAACAGGCCGCTGGTAGTAACCTGCATTGTATCGCTGGCAGCTTTGGCCTTGCCAGCAATAGCGGCCTGCTGTGTGGCCAGCGTGGCTATCTTCTGTGTGGCAGCCTCCTTGGCCGTGCGTGTGGCCTTGAGGTCGCTTATAATGATGCTGTGCTGCTTGAGCTGGTTGTGCTGCTGCTCCTTGAGCATAGCCACGGCCTCGGTGTTGCCCTCTGCCTGTGCCAGCGCAATCTGCACACGTGTCTGCTCAATCTTATTTTGGCTGATACGGTACTCCTGTAAGAGCGTGGCCTGCTTTTGCTTGAGCGTGGCCGCCTCCGTGCGTAGAGAGGCCATTTTTGCGGCGTTTTCCTGCTGCTGTGCCCTTATGGTGTTCTCAACGGCCACAACATACTGGGTGCTGTTGCGTGTGAGTTCCTGCTTGGCCAATGCTTGCCGCTGGTCGGAGTTTAATATGCTCTCGGCGGCGGCCAAATACTCAATGCTTGTGTTATTGAGGTTTAGGCGGCTCAAGTAAAGAGCCTGTTCCTGTGTCAGCAATCCCTGTATGGCCTGCACCTTGAGGCCGCGCAGTATGCTCTCCTGCTGCTCCAGTGTGAGTGCCTTTTGCAGCTCTGCGCTGTATGCCTGCTGGGCTGCTGTGAGTGCGCCCTGCTGCATTACATACGCCTTGCCAGTATTGGTAAGGCCGCCCATGAGGAGCGTGCGAGCCTTGAGCACTACATTATCCAGAGCGGCAATGCGTGTGCTGTTGCCATGAGCAATGGCAACGGCGGCAGCGGCCACTCGGTAAGAGCCATATATGGCAATGAGCGACCCCATAACCTTGAGGCAGGTATCGTAATTCTCTACCAGTGTGGCAACGGCAGAAATGCCTCCCGATAATATGCCCTCCATGTTGGTGCCCATGTCATTGAGCATCATATCCCACGCATCGCCCAAATTGGAGAGCTGGCCAGTGAGGGATTTTGACTGCTCCTCCATAAGGCCATAGAACATACCACCCTCATTTGTGAGGTTTTCTATTACCTTTTGAACTTCGGGAAAGCCGATTTGGCCAGCCGTAACCATGTTGTTAATCTCGGTTTCGGTCTTGCCCAGCTCTTTTGCAAGCTCCTGTACCAGCGGAATGCCGCGACCCATGAACTGCCTTACATCCTGTGTAAAGAGCCTGCCCTGTACCATGGTGGTGCCGTACAGCATAGTGAGGTCGTTCAGCGGTATGCTCAAGCCGCTGGCAATGTTACCCAGCCTTACAAGGGTATCATTTACCGTGTCCGCGCCCTCTCCATAAGCCAGCAGTTGCTTTGCGCTGTTTGCAACGCCTTGCAAATCAAAGGGAGTGGAGGCTGCTGTGTTTACCAGCTCGCCCATGAGAGCCTTGGCTTTCTCCCCATTCCCCAGCATGGTGCTAAAGGCGATTTCTAACTGCTGGAACTCGCCGCGCACCGAAATCATATCAGTAACCCAGCTCTTGAGCATGGCAGTAACGGCCAGCCCTGCCACGGCCTTGCCTATATTACCAAAGCTCTGCACTATGTCGCTGGAACCATCCTCAACGGTTTCCTTAAACTGCATAATGCGCTGCTCATCACGCGCCAGCATCTCGTTTATGTTGCTGTCGCGGATAAGCACATCAAAAGCCAATGCTCCGTTGTTATTTTCCACTATGTAAGGCTGTTAATATAGTTTATAAAATCATCTGCGTTATCTTCGGTAAGCTCCATGTCTCCGTTCTCAAACTGGTTGTTGCCGCTGCCTGTGCCTGCACTCTCCTCATCATCGTAGCGTGCTTGGTCTGCCAGCATACGCTGCACAACCGCCCATGCAATACCTTTTGTGAGGTACTCCCATGTCCAGTGGAAGTATGCGCATATTGCCCCACGCTGGCCATAGAGGCTGTTTAATCCTCTTGGCTCTCTATGCGATTCGGTATTGTTGTCCTTGCGCTGGATAACAATCGCATAGAGTTGATAAAATCCGCTAAATTGTTTGTGAGGTCTATTGCCTGCACCAGTTCCCACAGGGTGCTGTTCTTGAGCCATCGGGAAAAGAATTCGGTACGCTCGGAGAGCTTTTTATCATCCTCCCAGTCGTTGCCCAGCGTGGCAATGGCCACAATCCGCGCCATGCGCCTGTTGTGCTTGGAAAAGAGCTTGCGAGCCTCCTGTCGGGGGTTGCTCTTTATCTTCTCCTCATCCATGGCCAGCTCTATGTACTCAAGGGAGAGGCGGTCAAGGGTAAAGGCGGTTGGCTCCTTTACAAGGAACTCCAGCTGCTTCTCCTCTCTCACAACCTGCTTTTTAGTGAGGAGCCGCTGTAAGTAGCGGTAACGCGGTATGCGCACCACTCTGTCCTCATGGTAATCTACCACAAAGCTAATGCCCTGCCCAATGAGCAGGCGCAGCTCTTTTTTCTCGGCCTCAATGGCCTGCATATCCTGTACTTTTTCTTCTTGCATCTTGTGTGGAATTAAAAAGCCCACCACGCACCTTTTGCGTGTGCATAGTGGGCTTTAGGTTCGTGGGCTGCTGGTTAAGCCTTGGGTGGGAATGTGGCCGTTTTCTTGCGTGCTCTAATGGTTTTCACGCCAGCCTTTTTGGGCTTGAGCGGTGTAACCGTAAAGTCCACAAGGTTAATGCCCTGTGAGGACATATCGGCGTTGAGCACGGCCTCGATGTCGGCACGCGGAATGGTGTAAACCAAACCAACTTCGGGGATAACTCGGATGCTGGCCTCAATATCCTCATCGGTATCGCTCCAGCTCCATTCCATTTCATCGCCTGTGCCTGTAACCTCGCCGCCCATGTACGCCTTGAGGAATGTGGGGTCGGGGTCCATGATTGAGAATGTGAGGATAGGCACTTTTTTCTTTTTCTTGCGCACTTCGGGCGCACTCTGCCCCTCCTCATAGTGCTCTGTCACATCGGCTTTCTCCTGCACCATTTTGCAGGTGTTTTGGTAGGTTTTACCTATCTTTTCGTAGGTGGTAGCCTCGCCGCCATCAGTGGCAATTTGGCCAACCTGTACCTCGGAAAGACCCAGTGTAATTACGCTCATTGTGATTGTTGTTTATGAGTTGTGAAAATTAAATCTTACTTTTAGCCATATACGGTGGCAATGCAGCGCGGCCTCCTCAATAACATCCTGTGCAACACACTCAAACGACCAGCCATTTTCACAGTAGTGGCTTTTGAGAGCGGCGTATGCAAGCCCTGCAAGCTGCTTGATACGCTCGGTCGCGGCCTCCGTGTCGGCTGGCTCGCTTGAGGATGTTGTGCAGGCTGGAATATCGGGAACGTAGATGTTTACATTGCTGGTGCCAAACTGCACGCTGCCTGCCTCTATGGAGAGGCTGCTGATAATGCAGTCCTCAACCTTGGGCGGCTGGTTGCGCTGGGGCTTTTGGCTCTTGCGTATAGCTCCAGTAAGCTCCTTGGCCAGCTCGGATTGAGTTAGCACCATGTAGAGAATATCATCTTGCAGCGTGTTAAACTGCATATCCTCCTGCATTGCTATGTCATCTACATTTGCCATCGTCATATAGCGTTTTTATAAATTTGAGTTTTGAGCATCTGCATCAGCTTGGGCACACGTTGCTGGGCGTAACGCTCTGCGCTATCCAGCACATCCTTGTTAAGGCTCTCTACATAGTGGGCGTAGTGCATACCAGCCACAACTATGAGGGCATAGCCCTTGGTAAAGCGTTTTGCCAGCTCCTCGGCGAGAGCTTGGCCTTGCAATATGCCTTTGCCGTTTGCAGCATCAACTACTTTGGAGGCCACGCGCTCCTCAAAATTTTTGCAGATAATATCTCCATTGCGCACCAGCACATAGCCGACAGAGTTTCGCAGGTTGCCTGTTATGTCGTTATAGGTTCCTTGCTCCCTTGCTATCCTTACGCACTCCTCGCCAATGAACTGCATTACCGTTTCAATGGCTCGGTGTATTCGCAGGGCATACTCGGCAAAGGTGTTGTGTACCTCGCCTTTGCCAAAGGCAGCACTAAACCCATATTTTGCCATAATGCTTATAGCGTTTGTATCTCATTACCTTGCCCTGCACCTGCACCGTGCCATCTGCGCCTAATACTCTGATTTCGGCGTTTACTGGCACGGCTGGGGCATCGGCAGGGAAGAAAATTGCGGAACTCTTATCAATGGCTTTGGCACTGACCGTTGAAACCTCCGTACCTCCATCGCTCGGCTCCTCGCGGCACTTTGTGAGAGTAACCCACTCGGAGCTGCCTCCTACCAAATCGCCCACGGCATTGCGCGTGGCTTTGGTGGTTTTGAGCATTTGCAGTGTGTCGGTGTAGCGGCTTGCCATGGCTTAAAATCTGTTTGAGGCGTGTGTGAGCCTAATAACCGTATCGGGCATGAACTCCTCCACAGGCACATTGGCAGTGCGGCACAGGAACGCAATGCGCTCCTTGAGCTTGTCGTTGTAGCCTTGCGACCATTCGCCCTCTCTCTCACTGGAGAGCGAGAGGTATTTAACCAGCACATACACTGCTGCCAGCGCAATAATGCTGTCATTGTCGGGCGTGTACTCCTCCTTTGCGGCCAGTGTTACACCTGTACGCTTGCCAGCGGAGAGCAGTGCCTTTTCAAGCTCCAGCTCGTTATCTCCGCTGCAATACGGAGCAACCTCACAACCTACTGCCTGTAAATTATTCATGCTCTATACGATTTTAGGGCTGTACGGTTGCCTTGGAGAGGTTGCGCACGCGGTAGTTTACAATGCCCTCTATCTCGGTTATAGCAGGGAGCGCACGCCAGCTGGCCTGTGTGTACTCGCCTGCCTGCTGGCCTGTGCTCTCGCCAACCTGCCACTTGGCCACACGAATACCGTGGTCGGCATCCATGTAGGTTACATCGGGTTCGGGGATAATGCTGTTATCCTCAAATGCAGGCTGAACCTCGCCGATTTTGCCAGCAGGCTTGAGGCACAGCACATCATCATCGTAGGGGTTGATGAGTGTAGGCTTGCGCTTGCCATCCTCGGCCACGGCGTTGCGCTTGTTTACGATAGTAAAGTCGGGCAGCTCGTAGGCTTTGAGGGTGTTGGAAAGCTCGGCAGGGGTAATGGGAGAGGCCATTTTGTCTGTGCCTCGGATAGCCTTGCGCACTGACTGGGTATTGAGCAGCCAGTAATAGACAGAGGGCGAGATAAGGGTTTCGCCAAACGTAATGCCCTTGTTGGCAAAAGTGTAGCGAATATCTGCCAGCTCCACAAAGGGGTTGACATTGCTCTCGTTGCCCTTTTCCCATGCCGTAGTGGCAACAAGTTTGTTGGCATCGGGCATTGAGTAGTCCACTTTGTAGCGGCGGCCTTCGGGGTTGTTGAGCTGGGGCGTGAACTCGGCTACACCACCGTTGGAGAGGGCTTGCAGGATAATGTGGTCGGCAGTATCTTTGCAGCCCAAATATGCCTCGCGCACATCGCCCATGAGCAGCTTCTTTACCTCGGCAAATTTCTGCTGGTCGGTGTAACGTGGGCTTTCCAGTACCTCCAGCAGCTTGCGGAGGTTGTCGGCGGTCATAGGGAACTTATGACCCATGCGCGGGATTTCGCCCTCAAAGGTGGCAAAGCCATCGGTGGGGCGCAGAGGCGTAGCGGCATTGTTGCCGATAACGCTGGCCATGAAGCGTACTCTGTATTTAGACTGGAGAGCCTTACAGGTAAGCCCCATCTGCGGCAGGTTGTAATCAAACCAGCGGTCAACATAAAGTTGCTCAAAGAGAGCTTTCTGCTGCTTGCTGGCCTCATCGAACATGATTTTTAGAGTAGCCAGCAGGCTCAGTGGAATGGTTTTGATGTTTACTTTGTTGAAAATTGACTCCATGTGTTACCTCCTTTCGTGTTTAGAGCGACTGGGTGTAGGCTACCTTGGTACCCTTGAGCAGGTTGCCCTCAAGGTACTGGGCAGGCACAGGCGGCACACGGCGAGCGTAAATCTCACCACATCCGCTGTCGCGTGTAACATCTATCTGTGTATCGGCCAGCTCCTCCTTTACCTCGGCACTCTCATGGGTGCCAATGGTAATGCTGTTGGGTTCTGCTACCAGCTTTACGTTGGTATCATCGGCCACAACCTCATAAAGAGCGGAGCCTACTGCAAGGCCAGTGATAGCCTTGGAGAGCGTGATTTCCAGCCCTGCCTCGGTAAGCGACATGGCCGAAATGCTTGGAGTGTTTGCAAGGGTGGCAGAAAGGTCGCTCTGAACCTTATCGCCTACCACGAACAGGGGCTTGGCAAACTCATCTGCCTCAAGCGTTACCTGTTTGGTATCGGTGCCAATGGCTACCACTCGCGCACTCTTAATCAGCTTTGCGTAGCGAGTTGTCTCGTTTACGTTGGCGAGAGTGCCAAAGGGTATCACAGCACCAACAGGCAGGTTGGTTTGAGCAGGGTCAAGCGTAAAGCCGCCTGTAACCATTACAGGGGGCTGGGTGCTGCACGGACGGCTGCCTCCATAGCTTTTTGTTTTGCGTTTCATTGCTCGTTGTGATTAAAAATTTGTTTTACTTAACCTCGCACTCGGCAAGTAGCTCCTTGGCCAGCTCCGTTTCCTGCTGCTGTTTCTGCTCGGCTGTTACGGTAGTCTCGGCTGGCTTTAAGCCTCGGTTTACAAGGCTCTGTTTGTACCTGCCCAAATACTCTGCCACATCGGCATCATCGGGTATGGTTACAAATTCCATGTCGGCCTCGTTAAGCCCCAGCTTTTTAGCCTCGGATGCAATGAGGTTGCCGCGCTCGCTCTTGGTAAGCTGTGCCTGCAACTGTGTTATGGTCGCAGCCTGCTCATCAAATTTGGTTTGGAACTTGGCGGTTACTGCCTCTACAATGGCATCCACATTGGCCTCAATCGGTTTCTCCGTGGGCGGCGTTGCAGGGGGAGTGGCAGGCTTTCTGCTCTGCGCCCATCGGGTAGCCTCGCCCTGCATGGTTTTGAGGACAGGCAGGTACTCATTTGCGCGTTGCTCAATAGCCTCATCGGTCGCGTCTTCTGCCAGCCCATTGCTTGCTACGGTCGCAATTTGCTGGATAGAATCTTTGGATAGCCCCATGTCCGTGCATTTGGCCTCCAAAACCTGTAAAAGTTTTTTGTTCATTGCTATACTTGCTTTAAGTGTTCGCTGCAAAGATAGTCAGATTGTTCAAATGCGTACATATATAGAACGCCCAATTTTTGAAAGTAATTCACTCTCAATTTAGTGCGATTTCAGTTAAAGTCTGTTAAATAATTGGATTTCTTGGTTTGAAAGTTTGGTGTCTTAATTCTTTCCACTAACTTCGCAGCGTACAAATAATGAACACTTTTAGAAACTCAAAAAAACGAAATATATGTTACAGCACGAATTTGAGAGCCGCGTGGGCATTGAGGTAAGCGCAAAGGAGTATGCTGCTATTGAGCAGGTTTACATGAGCAGCGATGTAGAGAAAGATGAGTTTTGCAAGCTGTGGGCAAAGATGAACCGCCAGCGCATTGCTCGCATCAAGGCAGAGAAGAAAGCCGCCGCAGAGTTTAAGGCTCTCCCCATAGAGGAGCAGGTAATTGTAAAGATGCTGGTGCTGGCACAGCAGCGTGCCGATGAAACAGGCTGCACACTGCCTGTAAGCGATACCGAAATTGATGCCAACGTAGTGCGCACATACGATGATGCAGACAGCTTTACGGTGTACTTGGTACTGCGCGACACTGGTGCAGCGGTTACACACACGCTGGGGGCTGCAATGGCCGATGCAAAGGCTTTTAGCGGTAACAATACCATATATCAGTTTTATGGCAATCGCAGCCTCAATCATGGCTACTTTAAGATAATAAACACCCCCGAAAAACAAATATTCTAATAATCAATAAATACCATACAGCTATGATGATGTGCAGCGTATATGACAAGACCACAGGCAAAAGCGATACATTTTGCAGCGTGGCAGCCGCAAAAAAGCGCATGAGAGAACTAATTAAGCAAGGCCATGAGGTAAGTGGCAGCAAAACCA